GTAACTCGTTGATTATAATATCATTCTGGCTCCAAACAATCCCGCTAGACCATTTGATCAAACGATCTGCGTAAGCTGCAATAGCCTCATACAACTCCTGCTTAGGCCACCCGCCTGTAATTGAGCTTTCCAGGATACTCCGATAGACATAAACAGGGACGTTAACTCCAAACGAATTGAGGACTCCAAAATCACAAATGTTAGTTTTGGCTCGACGAATGATGTCTCTTGCAGGTACGTCTGGATAGGCCATCGTAGGAATTGGGTCCTTAGAGGTGGCTTTAAGGAATTCGAAACTCTCATATTTCGAGTTGATGATTGACATGGAAAAAACTTGGCCAATCAATGTTTTAATATCCTGGGCGTACACTATCGGATACCCTGATAAGACTATCGACCGCCTATTCGATATGTTCGCTCGCAAGCCAATGGGTTTTCTAAGCATAACTGCGATAGCCCTAAGCTGGTGTGGGACACAGTCGGGACCCCAGGAAAGAAGCGTTTTCTGATCACTCGTTCTATTAGTAAACCACTGACTTGCGACTTCGGATAAGTACCGATTGACAGGCTTCCAGTCGGCCGTTAATAGTGCCTTCTGGCGTAAGCTATCCATGAACACTAGCGAAACTAATGATTCATGGTCCGTGAAAGTATCTGGGTAACGTTGTGCCAATGTAGTCTTACCCTCGCCGGACGGGATGAATATGACATCATATCGTCGGATGCCAGAAGTGCAGCGGATGACCTGCTGGCTGCCGGTTGTTAAGCCAGTTTCATCTTCGGATACACCGATACCCCCAAGGATGGTAGGGAGGACTACGAGCTTCGGGTCGGGAAAGAAGTGTTTCTTCGCACCCCCTGGACCGGTCGTTGTAAGCCTACAATTCGTCCGGATAACACTGTTGAACAGGAGTTCTGGACACGACCAACCTCTACGTTTCATCTTTTCCCGCTGCGCCAGAAATGCAGCACATCTCTCGAATGGCTGTGGAAGGGGGTCTGAGAAGAACTCACCGTGGATGAAGCCCATCATAGCTCGGAGAGGATATCCATTAGATGTGCGAGTGGTGGCATCATAGCTCGTTCTCAAATACTCGCCGCTTGCGCCACCCTCCCAGTTAGTGAGTTGGATTTTGTAAAGTTGACCAGCTGCACCGGTAAGATTATATAGTGCGCCGGCTAGGACTGCATCACCTGGCTCAAGAGTTAACTCG